GTGTCCGGTGCCCGGGGGAGGGGGTGGGAGCCCCTTTGTGTGTGTTGGGTGGGTTACCAGTGCCAGTTGGTTGGTTGTGTGCGTTTTTGTAGGTCGTTGCGGGCGGTGGTGATGTTTCGGGTGCCACGGATTTTGTTGCATTGAAGGTGAGCGGCTGCGAGGTTGGTTGGGTGGTCGGTGCCGCCTTGGGCTACGGGGATGAGGTGGTCGGCGCTATTGGCTCCGGGTTTGCCGCAGAGGTGGCAGATGCCGGCGTCTCTGGTGATGATGGATGCGACGGTGCGCCGCCAGGGGCGGGAGCCTCCGGGTCTTTTACCCATGGCGGTCCTCCTGTTAGGGCAGGGGTGCCTGTGGTGGGTGCGGCTTAGGGGGGGTCTCTTGGACGCAACGCCCCATCACACGTTCTGTGGAAGATAGCACACCCTGACGTGGTGGTCCATGTATGCCCACCACATCGGGTGGTCAGCCCTTGCGACGGCGGCGCTTGCGTTGTGGGTCGGTGCGCAGCGCCGCATCGACGAACGACCCAGATGGCATCTTGCCATGATCCAGGATCCACTGAGCCACAGCTACCGGGGGCCAGTGACCGTGGGCAGCGTTGAACTCACCGCACGTCCGGCATAGGTCCTTGTAGCGCCCCGCGGCTGTCGGCGTGAACGCAGGCTTCCCACGGGAGTCCTTGGCCCTGGCGCACGACTTGCAGCCGGCTAGGGGTTTCTGTGGTGGAGGCCCCGTCGGGGGACGTACAGCACTGCGCAACACCGACGCAACAACAGCCGCCAGATGCGATGCCTCCTCCGCTAACAGATCACACGCATGATCAAGCTCCCTCGATTCCTCGGCGGACCCTGCCCATGCGGCCGTCGCGTGAGGGGCAGTGCTGCACCAGCGGACATCATCTAGCGCACCCGCGAGGGTGTACGGCTGCGCGTAGTCGCCACCTGAGGTCACCGCCCGTATCCACTGTGCTGTTTCAGCGATGATCTTCGCGTCCCGGGTGATGCGTCGCGCTGTCTTGCGGTCGCCGGTGGTGGAGTCGAGGCGACCGGTGGCGGCGAGGGCGGTGGGGTCTGAGTGGCTGCCGATGCTTCGACGGCCGGTGTCGTCTCGTGATCCTGCGGCGATCGTGGCACGGGTGTCTGTGTCTGCTAGGACACTCAGGGCTTTGCCGTAACGGTCCCGGTCGACCATCCATGCGAGCTGGACCTCTGCGACGTCGAGGGCTAGTCCACGGTCCGTCATGGTGTCACCTGGCATGTCGCCCACCGCAGTGAGGGGCCGACATCGTCGGCTACCACCGGCTCAGCGACCCGGGACCCGGAGATGGTGACGGTGTTGTCCATGTTGTTCTCCCTTATGCGGATTGGTTGAAGTCGAGGACGCCTTGACTGAGGCGCTTGGCGGCGATCTCGCAATACCGCTCGTCCAGTTCGATGCCGATGGCCTCGCGGCCGAGGCGCTTGGCCGCAACGAGTGTCGAGCCGGACCCAGCGAACGGGTCAGCGATCACACCGGGCGGGCAGCGGGCGAGAAGGTGCTCCATGAGTGGGAGCGGCTTCGGCGTCGGGTGCCCGATGGTCGCGGCCAGACCTCCACAGCCGGCCCGGGCCTCGTCGGTCGGGATCACGTTCTGGTGTCGGAGGCCGGTCGGCCAACCCGAGCCGAGCACGTAGATTTCTTCGTCCGACCCCGACCACGGGGTACCTGTCCCCATGCCTGGCGGGAGGTTGCGCTTGTGCCAGATCAGGCGCTCACGGACTCCGGGGGGGCGAATCACCTTCCATGTTCCGAACACGAGAGCAGGGCGAGTACCCCACAGGGAAAGGCAGCCGTCTCGGGCATCCGTGGTCGCGTCTCCATGCACGGTGGCCACGGCCGTGACGGACCTGACGCCAGATGCGTTGACCCGAGCGCCACCCGACGCGTAGGACATGCCGTATGGCGGATCGGTGACCAGCACATCGGCCGCCAACCACTCGGTAGCCTCTCGACAGTCGCCGTGGTACAGGGTCACCCACTCGTCCTCGTAGTACGGGGTGGTCATGCCGTTCTCCGTGCCCAACCGGTGGGCCAGACCGGGGGGATGATGAGGGCCTTCCAGTTGCGGCTATCGAAGGCGACGATCGGATACGAAACGATGTCCTCCCTGTCGTCGGGGTCCACGAACTCAGCGAACAACCCCGGGATGGAGGTGGCCAGTCCTTCGTCGCACATCAGAAAGGCTCCTCTCCGGTCCCGGTCGACCATCCATGCGAGCTGGACCTCGGCCACGTCGAGGGCTAGTCCACGGTCCGTCATGGTGTCACCTGGCACGTCGCCCACCGCAGTGAGGGGCCGACATCGTCGGCTACCACCGTCGCCTTGGATCGCTTCTCACCATTGTCGTTCTCCCACGACTGCTGGTCCAGCCGTCCAATCACCATCACCCGCGCTCCTTTGTCGATCGACTCGCACACGTTCTCGGCGATCTGGGCCCAACACGTCACCTCGAAGAACGAGGTCTGTTCGCGCCACCCGCCATCCTTCTGCCACTTGCGGTCCACTGCGAGCCCGAACGACGCCACGGCGGCGCCTGAGGTCGTGTGTCTCAGTTCCGGCGTCCGGCTGACGTTGCCGACGAGGGTTACTACGTTGTGCATGCGTGCTCCTTGGGTTGGTCGAGGTAGGCGGCGAGTGCCCGGCGGACGACTACGGATGGTGAGCGTCCCGAGCGCTGGGCTTCGGCGATGAGGGCGGCATGGAGCTCGGCGTCGAGGCGCAGCGGGAACCGGTGGCCGTCGCTGCCCTTGGTCATCAGAACAGCCCGTCCTCGTCGTCCACGACGCCCTCATCGGCGCCACCCTGGCTCGTGAACGAAACATCACGAGATTCCGATTTGGTAGCCGAACCGCGCGCGCCGCGCAGGTTGGGATCGCCAGGAGTGGAAGCGCCCAGGAAGGGGGGGGGTTGGAAAACCCTATAAGCGGCGCGCGCGGTTTGCGCGGCCTCGTGAACATCTTGTGGCATCTCGTTGTCATCCAGAGGCCCGCGCCGCGCGGTACCGCGCATCACCGCGCGGTCCACGTGTTGGGCGGCGTCGGGGTGGAGCTCCAGCATTGGAGCCCGCTTGATCGCCTCGGTGACCAGCATATTCGGACCGCCAGTCGCGCCGACGAGACGAACCAGGCCCGCATCGATGAGCGCCACGAGCGCCGGCGAGTAGCCCTCGATCTTGCGCATCCCCCGCGGCCCGTACTTCGCGAGCTTCGAACGCGCGGTAAATAGGCCGCGCCGCGCGCCCCCCTGCGCGGTTTTGCCCTCATCCTCGGCCGCGAGGCGCACCAGGCACGCCAAGAGCCGCATCGAACCCGTGTTCGACTCGTCGGCATCATGAACGTGGTGCCCGATGAAGAATTCGGCGATCCGAATGGCCCTCGCCATGGTCTCGCCGGCCACCTCGGCGTCGTGCGGATTGCCGTCCGCGAGGTGCAGCAGGGCGGCGATCCGCAGCGTGCTCGTGCGCATCTTGGACGCCCACCCGCCCTCACCTTCGAGGTCGCCGCACAGCTCACGCTCACGCAGCGTGGTCGCCCAGGCGGAGAACGACCGGCGGGCCTCGTGGGCCATGACGAGCTTCGCCGGGGTCGCCCACGACGCCCACTGGCGAGCGAGGCGCCCCATCTCGGCGTCGTAGGCGTCGCCGACGTCGTAGTCCCACACGTCGACGTCAATGTCGGTGTTGGCCGCCAGCACGGTGGTGGAGGCGGTGAGGAAACGGGACCCCATGCCCCGTGTACGCCACTCGTGGTCCGCCATGGCGGCTGCGAGCGACTCGGGCTGCACTCCGGCCACGACGGCCAGCAGCGGGGCTGTGAGGCGCACCGTGGGGGCCTTCACGCGGTGCACGGTGACGCCCTCCCCGGTGAACGACTGGAGGTAGACGTCGAGCTTCTTGGCCGCCCCCTTGTCGCCGTAGCGGTCGAGCTCGAGCACGCCGGACTCGTCGGAGACGATCGCGGCCCGCTCGGCGTTGGCGGCCAGGAAGCTGGCCAGGCGCTCGGGGGTGATGTCGCTGGTCATCAGCTCGCCCGACGGCGGGTCCTTCTCGTCGGCGGCGGCCGCTGCGAGCTCCTCGGCCTTGCGCTTGTCGTCGGGGTCACCGGTGCGGGCAGCCAGGTCCGACGCGTTCTCCGCCTCCTTGGCCGCCATCTTGCGACGAGCGGCGGCCTTGGCCAGCTCGGTGCTGGCCTGGTGGATGGCCTCGGCCTCGAAGGCCCGCACCGGGGCGAACATGAATGCGAGCGCCGGTGACTTGCCAGAGGCGGGCGGGCCGGCGGCGGCCAGGTACAGCCCGGTGGAGCGCATGACCTCACCGGCGCGCACGGCCACCCGGACGTGGCCGAGCGATGCGACGGCGAGGGCCCCGAGCCCGAAGGTGAACGGGAGCACCGGGTCGCACATGAGCTGGTCGGTGACGTTGCGCACCTGGTCGGCCATCCACTGCGGCAGGGCGTCGACGGGGACCTCGGGGGTGGGGCCTGCGACAGACAGGCCGACCGGCTCGGGCCACGGCTCCGACGGCGGCTCTTCGGCGGCGGCCAGGGCGGCGGCCTTGGCGCCCGGCTCGGCCAACACGATGGCGCCGGAGGTGGGCGTCTCTGAGCGGTACCCCATCTGGGCCAGCGACCGGGCGGCTGCGGCGTGGTCACCGCCGTGGACGGTGGCGGCGAGGTAGCCGAGCTTGGTGTAGGTGGCTTCGGCGTCGAGGTGGGGGTGGCTCGAGGTGAACACCTTGAGCACGTCGCTGCCCTTGTAGCCCACGGTCGCACTCGTGCCCTGGCGGGGGTCCTTGCCGGGGCGCACCCAGTGCTGCTCGCCGCTGGCGTCGGTGTGGCTGAGCGTCCACCCGTCGGGGGCCAACAGGTCCGCCCACGACGTGGCGGCGGCCCAGCGGTCGCCAGGGCGGTCCCCCACGGGCCCCTGGTCGAGCACCACGGGTCGGGCCGGAGTCGGCTCGGCGAGCAGGGCCAGCACCCACCTGGGGGCCTCGGCGAGGTCGTCGGGTGACGATGCCTCGACCTCGTAGGGCCGACCGTTGGGGTGGATGGTGGGCGGGGCGACGACGAACCCGCCCTCGCCGCGCACGTCGAGGTCGGCGCCGAGCCGGCCGCTCGCACTGTTGCGCACGTCGGTACCGTTGGTGGGCCAGGCGAAGTACAGGTGTCGCCCGCCGGTGCCGGTGACGACCTCGTAGGTGGCCGGGAGTGGACCGTAGGCGTCCTCCAGCTCGGCCAGGGTCTCGTCGCCCGTCTTGTCGTCGGCGACGTCCACGTCGAGCACCCACAACCCCGATGCGGCCCCGGTGAGCACGCCGATGCCGTGGTCGGGCGATGAGGTCCACCACGCCGTGATCTTGGCCGGGTCGGTGGTGCCCTCCTGTTGCCATCGGGGGAAGCCCTGGGGGTACTTGTGGCCGGGCGGCACCGGGATGACGCGCCACCCGCGGGCGGCGTAGGCCAGGGCGGCGTCGAGGGTGGTCGTCTCGTGGTCGATGACGGTCACCTCTCGTCGGCCTCGGCGGTGACGCGGGGCGGCTCCATGGCGGCGGCTCGCTCTTCACCTTTGCGTCGGGCCTCGGCGCGCACGTAGGGCCCGCAGACCGGGCAGGTGCCCTCGTCGTGTGCGTCGGGGCTCATGCGGCGTTGCCCTCGGTGTGCAATCGGTTGGTGTGCATCGCCCCCACCTCGCCCACGACGGCGACGCCAGGCTTGACCTGGGGGTGGGGTCCTATCCGACGGGCAGCAGCCAGGGGACGGCCTGGCCCGCCGGAGACCTCAGAACTGCTCGTCGTCGAGGACCACGACGGGCTGGGCATCGTGGTAGGCGGCCTCGGCCTTGGCCACCCACTCGGTCTCGGCGGGCGTGGCCCGGCGGATGGTGACGCTGCCGTAGACGCCGAGGGAGCGCTCGCGGGGCACAGCGTCGAGCTGGGCCTGGGTGGTCAGCTTGTCGCCGGTGGGCGCACCGTGGGCGTCGTAGGCCTGCCCCCACTCGCTGGAGATGGTGACGATGTCGCCGACCTGGCGGGGCCGCAGCGCCCCGTTGGCCTCGATCCACTGGCCGAACCCGCCACCCTTGAGGATGGAGCGCACGATGTCGCCGGGCTCGGGGGTGGCCACGTCATCGCCGAGGCCGGCGGCCATGGTGGACGAGATGGTGACGAGCTCGACCACGAGCTCCTGGCGGGGCTTGCCGTTGGCCTTGAGCACGGGGCGGTCGGTGCCGGTGGCGTCGTCGCGCTTGAGCACGTCGCGCTGGGTGGTGCGCACGAGGGCGCCCACGAACTCCTCGCCGATGCGCTTGCGGCGCAGGACGGGGGAGCGGGTGGTACCGGCTTCTTCGAGGGTGATGGGCATCTCGGCGTATCTCCTGGTGATCGTCGGTTGATGGGGTGGGTCAGGCGACCCGGGCGACGGCCACGCCGAGCTGGCGTGTCGTCGCCTCGTCACCCGCGGCGAAGCGGGCGGCGATCTCTTCCAGGCGCAGGGCCTGGTCGACGGTGAGCGAGCCGATGACGGCTCCGGTGAGCCACGCGGGCTGCACGTCCTCGCCGATGACGAGCGACAGGGCGGCGCGGGTGAGGGCGTCGGGGTCGTCATCGTCGTAGAGGGCAGAGGCGCAGCGCATGGCGGCGGTGTCGAGGGCGAAGGTGCGCTCGGTCATCTCGCCGGGCCTGGCGCTCCCCCACGACCGGCGCTGGACCCGCCCATCACGGCGCCACACGGCGGCCAACTGGCGGTGGGCGTCGTCCATGGCCTCGACGGCGGCGGCGAGGGCGGCGTAGCTGGAGTCGTCAACCACGGCGGTGTCGTCGGTGGTCGACCAGGTGGGCCGGGTGACCGGCTCGGCCTCCACGCCCGGCCACTCGGTCTTGGTCGTGTGCGGGATGACCTTGGCCTTCGGGCGCTTCGCCTTGGGCGGCGTGGCGGGGGCCGGCGCGAGGGTGGCGAGGGCCACGTCGATGGCGTCGAGGTCGGTGGCCGACCACGGGCCCTTGGGGGCCACCCCGGCGGGCCAGACGGTGCCGAGCTTGCCGGGGTGGTCGACCTTGATCGTGGCGATGAGGGTCCGCACGGCGTCGGTACGGGCCGCGATGGCGTCGGCGTCGAGCGACAGTCGCGGCGCCGGCTTGCGCTTGGTGAATATGCCCTTGACCGACCGCGCCGACCGCAACGCGTGGCACGTGAGGGCGACCTCCCACCCGCGGGTGATGTCGACCTCGATGATCTCGCACCCCTCGCCCCCGGCGGGCAGGTGGGCGACGAGCGCCAGCGACGTGTCGACCTCGGGCAACGGCTCGTAGCCGCTAGCGGTCCAGGCGTGGCTCGCTCGGGCGTAGATGGCTGCCTGGGCGGCGTAGCCGATCTTGCGCACGCTGCCGCCGGTCTTGAGATCGAGGACGACCACGCGGCCGTCGGGGAGCTGGGCGAGGCGGTCGAGCGTCCCGGCGCAGTCCACCTCGGTGTTGACCACGGTGCGCTCGGCCCAGTCGGCCAGGATGGTGAGGCCGTGCTCGGCGAGGGCGGCGGCCCAAGCGTCGACGTGGGCGTCCCAGGGGGCCGGGGGGCGCACGCCGGTGCCGAGGTCGTGGTGCTCGGTGGCGGTGTGCAGTGCGGTGCCGAGGTCGGCGGCGAGCCACCCGCCGCCCTGGTAGGTGGCCTCCGAGGCGATGGCGGCGTAGGCCTTCCAGGCGTCGACCTCGGCACGGACCCGCTCGATCAGCGTCGCATCGACGGCGAAGCCCCGCACGAGCATCCCGTCGCGCCACGCCCCGAAGTCGCTGCCGCCGACCTCGCCGCAGAAGGTGGTGACGCGGGTCCACCTCCGGGCATCCCCGGTCGTCGGATCGTCGAGCACGTAGCGCCCGCCGTCGATGGGGGGGCGGGGCTTGTCGATGGGGTGGTCGTGTGCCCACTGGAGGAGGGCGGCCTCACTGGGGTCGGCGCAGGCCGGGATGGTGAACGGCTTGTCCACCTCATCGTCGAGGATGATCGGCCCCGCCTCGGTGGTGCTCATCGACCGGCCAACAGCAGGCGAAGCACGTGGTTGCGGGTGCCGACCGGGGTCGGGACTCCGACCTCTTCGCCGATCAGGCGCCAGTCGAAGTCGTCCCACCCGGCAGCGATGTCCGAGGTGGTGAACGGGCCGAGGGCCTCGGCCTCATCGAGCCAGTCGATGATCTCGGCGGCGTCGGCGCGCTGGGCGGCGTCGAAGGCCTCGGCGAGGTGGTCGGCAACGATGTCGGCTCGGTCGTCGCCGACGATGCCTTGCGCTGGTGTCATGGTTCCCCCTGGCTCCGTGGTGTGGTTCAGGGGGCAGTTTGCCAACGTTTGCCAACGTTGTCAATGGCCGTACTAAACGATTGACAACGTTGGTAAACCCTGTAGTCTGCTGGTCATGGCTCGACCCGCAGGACACCAGCTCAACCGGGCGGCATGGGATGACGTGCTCCGTCTCACCGGCCTCTCCATGACACAGGTCGCCGAGATGGCGGGGGTGCCGCGGCCGACGTTGTCGTCGTTACTCGGCGGCCACCACAAGGCGTCAGTGCCGCAGGCGCATCGCATCGCTACTGCGGTCGGCTGCCAGCCAGCCACTCTCTTTCCGGGGTTGGCGTCGTGATCCTGCGGGACGATGGGGCGAAGGCGTGAAGCGCATCGCCGCCGAGGTCGTCCTCATCGTGTCGGTGTCAACGGTCGCCGCCGCCACCGCCCTGGTCCTGTGGCTGCGCCGTCTCGACAAGTGGTTCTCCGCGGCCGCCCGACCCAACCGAATCCTCTAACCGACTCAACAACAGGGAGACAGACCAATGCACCACAGCTACACGCTGACCATCAATGACAGCGACGCCCCCGCCATCTACGCCGCACCGGGCATGAACGGAGGTCGGCTCGTCCTCGACGCCATCACGTTCTTCAGCGACAACATGGCCCACCTGGCCGACGTGCTCGAAGCGGCCAGCAAGGCGGCCCGTGCGGTCGCTGCGGACCAGCAGTACGCGAAGGGGGAGGCGTCGTGAGCGCCCCGGTGATCCACGTTGGTGGACAGCCCCTCGTGGACGTGCTGACGACCCGCGGGTGGACCCAGGGCGACTACGAGGTCGATGGCGAGGTGTGTCTGCATGGCGCGATCCGTCTGTGCCAGCCGGTGCCTGGTGACGCGCACCTGATCGAACGGGTCGAGGCCAGGCTAGGCCGCTGGTCCACGTCGTGGAACGACGCCGACACCCGCACCGAACGCGAGGTGGTGGAACTGGCCCGGTCCGGGTGGGACATCACCGATGACGACTTGGCCGAGGCGTTCGGTCCGCAGTGGCGTGCGGTCGTCGCGTTGGTCAGGCGGTGCGCGGTCATGACCGCCGTCGAGGCTGACCGTCTGGGTGCCGCTCTGGATGCCGCTTGGGTTGCCGCTCGGGGTGCCGCTCGGGGTGCCGCTCGGGATGCCGCTTGGGTTGCCGCTTGGCATGCCGCCCGGGGTGCCGCCCGGGGTGCCGCTTGGGGTGCCGCTTGGGGTGCCGCCTTGGCGGTCGTCACTTGGGACCTCGCCACCGCCGACGGGCCCTACACGACGGCTCACCGGGACCTACTGATCGCCCCGTGGCGTGAGGTCATCGGTGAACCGACCGATCTCGTGGAGGTCGAGTCGTGAGCGCCCCCGAGCTGGTGGAGATCACCGACCCCGCCCTCGCGGACCTGGCGTTCGCCCAGAGTGTGTGCTGGTGCGGCGACCAATGGATGGACCCCGACGACCACGAGTGGGTTCCGCCGTCCAGTGCGACGGGCTCCTACTACTCCGCCCCGGCCGACTGGATCGGCCACCGCCTCTACAAGGTGTGGTCCACGATCGAGCCACCCGAGGGTTCCGTGCTGGCCCGGATCGCTGATGTGAAGGTCGGTGACGAGTGGGCCTTGGTCAGCCCTCCCACCGACAAGGTGGAGTGGTCCACCCGTCTGTCGTACGCCGCATACGGCGGTAGTGCTCCCATCTGGTGGTGGCCTGCTGCAGCCCCGCCGCCACCCGAGATCCCTGCCGAGGTCGCCAAGTACCTCCTTGGTCTCGGCGACGTCGAGCGGGCCGAGGTGCTCGCCGCTGCCGCTGGCGGTGAAGCATGAGCACCACCTGGCCGACGACCCCTGACGGCAAGTGGCTGGTGCTGCGCACCGTCAACAAGGACTGGCGGTCCCGTGACGGGTTCCGCTGGCGCAAGACCGTGCCAACCGTGGCCCCCGACTGGGACCCGGACCCGGCCCGTGGCTGTGGCGGCGGGTTGCACGGGTTGCTGTGGGGATGCGGTAAAGCCTCGCTCCTGTCGGGTGCCTCGGACGCCGTGTGGCTGGTGGTCGAGGTCGACCCCGCCGATGTTGCGAACCCGGACCAGGTCGGCAAGGTCAGGTTCCGCTCCGGGCGCGTCGTCTATCACGGCACCCGCGAGTCGGCCGTCGGCTACCTGTCGGACCACGGGGCCGCGGGCCTCCCGGTCGCCTACGCTCGTCACACCGCTGGTAACGGCGGGACCGCGACCGCTGGTGACCGCGGGACCGCGACCGCTGGTGACTACGGGACCGCGACCGCTGGTGACCGCGGGACCGCGACCGCTGGTGACTACGGGACCGCGACCGCTGGTCACTACGGGACCGCGACCGCTGGTCACTACGGGACCGCGACCGCTGGTGACTACGGGACCGCGACCGCTGGTAACGGCGGGACCGCGACCGCTGGTGACGGCGGGACCGCGACCGCTGGTGACGGCGGGACCGCGACCGCTGGTAACTACGGGACCGCGACCGCTGGTCACTACGGGACCGCGACCGCTGGTGACGGCGGGACGCTGGTGATCGCATGGCACGACGAATGGCGGAAGCGCATCGCCGTCGCCTACGTGGGTGAGGCCGGCATCAAGGCGGACACCCCGTACCGCCTCGACGCCGGCGGCAACTTCGTGGCGGTCGCGTCGTGATCGCCCTGGCAGCGACCCCCGATGTGCTCGTGGTCCTCGCCGGGTGGGCGGTCCTAGGTGCCGTGTGGGTGTCGTCGCTGCGGCGCCCGTCACCGATGCACCGCCACCAGCGGGCCATGACAGCCCTCGACCGAGCCAGCAAGGGAGACAGGCGATGAGCAACGATGAGTGTCCGGGGTGGCATCGCCACCCGAACGGCGGCGGCTGGGTCCAGGACACGGCGCACGTGGATCCGACCGCCTACGTCGGACCTGACGCGCAGGTGTACGACTCGGCGCAGGTGTACGGCTCGGCGCTGGTGTACGGCTCGGCGCGGGTGGGCGGCTCGGCGCTGGTGTACGACTCGGCGTGGGTGCGCGGCTCGGCGCAGGTGTACGGCACGGCGCATGTGTTCGGCACGGCGCGGGTGGGCGGCACGGCGCGGGTGTGCGGCACGGCGCGGGTGTACGGCACGGCGCGGGTGGGCGACTCGGCGCGGGTGGGCGACTCGGCGCGGGTGTACGGCATGGCGCAGGTGTACGGCACGGCGCGGGTGTACGGCACGGCGCTGGTGTGCGGCACGGCGCGGGTCGAGCACACCCGGCACGTCGTCACTGTCGGGCCGATCGGGTCCGAGGACCGCACCGTCACCGCCTACCGCACCCGCGACGGCCACGAGATCCTCGCTGGGTGCTGGTCCGGGACCGTCGACGAGTTGGCCGACCGGATCAGCCACCCGAAGCGGGCGTGGCCCGACAGCAACAAGGCGGACCGCAAGCGGTGGCGACGGGACTACGAGGCCGTCATCACCCTGGTGCGTAGCCGGTTGGACGAGTGGGACGAATGGGAGAACCAGTCATGAGCGACGAGCCAGTTGTGGCCACGACGTGGGAGCAATGCGCTCGTGTGATTGATGAGCACCAGGCGCACAGGAAGGCGATGACATGACCAAGGTGATGCTGCACGAATGCCGCATGGACGGCAACGAGCGGGAGGGGTACCGGGCGTCGTGCCTGTGTCGTCAATGGGCGGGTGCCGTGGTGGTCTCGTTCGATCTGGCGTGGGACGCGTGGGCTGCGCATCGCGAGGCGGCGTTGAAGCGGGAGCTGCACCAGTGAGCGCCGCCGAGCGTCCACCGGGCGTCGTGCATGGTCGCGTCTGCGGGGCCAGTTACCTCCAGGTCCCTGCGGACCACGAGATCGAGTGGCTCCGCGGGTGCCAGACCGTCAAGGTAGCAGGCGAGATCGGCACGGCGACGATTGGGGCTGAGGTGGTCATCCTGCCCGCCGACATCGCTGCGGACGCACTGTGGATGGCGAAGCTAGCCCGCGGTAGTTCGTGGCCGGGTGAGATGGCGCATCAAGTGGATACCGCCGCAGACCGGGTTATCCGTGCGCTCGGGGACCACCGGTGAGGCGCGTGTGGCTGGTGCTCATGGCGGCAGTCCCTCTGGTGTTCATGGTCGCGACATGGCCGTCGTGGGTGGCTGTCTTGTGGGCGGTCGTGTGGCTGGTTGCCTTGTTCATGGCGGCGATGCTCTGGGAGGCGTTGTGACCGCATGGACGTGCCCGATCTGCGGAACCGGAATCGCCAACGCGGGCAGCCACCTCAGGTCCCACCCGACCGGCACGATCGAACGCCAGGACTTCCGCCTCTGGCTGGCCGTCGCCTTCGCGGACCGCGTCGCCGTCGACCGAGCCGCCGACCAGGTGATCGCCCGGAAGGACCCCGGTGCCCTCCACTCCGACGACCGACTCGCGGTCGCTGTCGTCTGCGTCCAACGCGGACGACGGACCTCGGCGCTCACCCGGCTCGGTATGAACTGGGCCACGCAACGCCACCTGATCCACATGGTGGACAACGACCTGCTCCCCGAAATCGGCTGCTACGAGCTGCCACCGGGCGTGCACCACATCGACAACGACAAGGAGACCGCATGAACCTGATCCTCGGTATCGACCCCGGCACGAAAGGGGCCATCGCTGTCCTCGACGCCAACGACCCCACAGCCTTGATCGACGTGGAGGACATGCCGGCCGCGACCGGGTCCGCACTGGGGACCTGTGTGGCGCAACTCCTCGACGACCTCGCCCCACACGTGATCGTGGCGGCGTGGGTCGAGGACGTGCACTCAATGCCGAAGCAGGGGGTGGCGTCCACGTGGAAGTTCGGCGTGAATCACGGTGCCGTGTTGGGGGCGTTGGGTGCGCTGCGGGTGCCGGTGCATTTCGTGACCCCCGCGAAGTGGAAGCGGGACCAGCGGGTCACCGCCGCGAAGGGCACGAGCCGCAATCGGGCGATGGAGCTGTGGCCGTCGTGGGCCAGGTCGTTTGCGCGGGTGAAGGATGATGGCCGTGCTGAGGCGGCGTTGATCGCACGCTACGGACAGGGGCAGTCGTGAAAATTCTGACGCTAGAGGCGGACCAGTGAAGCGCTGCCGGTACTGCAAGGCACCACTCGTCGGCTCGTACCTGCGGGTCGAGGTCGGCCAGGTGGTGGATGGGCAACGGGTCACTCGTGACCGTGACTACTGCGGGCCCGAGTGTGTGGCCCGAGATTGGGAGACGACATGAGCTGGGCCGATGACGCGGCATGCAAGGGGATGGATACTGCACTGTTCTTCCCGGCGAAGGGCGAGGATCTGTCTTTCGCACGGTCGGTGTGCGCTAGGTGCACGGTGACGGCCGAGTGTCTAGCGGAGGCGCTGGCCTTGGCAACGAACGACGACCTCGGTATCAGGGGCGGGCTGAGTCAGCGTCAGAGGCGACAGATACGCCGTCTGGCACCGATCAGCCACGGGACTATCGGGGGCGCTCAGACGCACCGGCGGCGGGGTGAGAAGCCGTGTGGTGACAGTTTGTGGGCTGAGGCGGGGTACAAGCGGGAGACTCGACCGAGCCGGGCGAAGGCATCTCCTTCCTTGTAACCGGATTGGCATACGAATAGCCTCTACGGATGCTGAAACGTGTGATAGCAACCGTCGTCCTGGCGACCGCGCTGGCCTCATGTCAGCCGGCACCGATCCACCACTGGTCTGAGGCTCCACCCGAAGTCCAGGCCGAGCACTCCTCGACGGAGATCCAAGCCTTCATCGACGGGTATTGGCGTCAGGTGTGGGTCGACGTGTACTGGCAGCGGGTCGTGGCGTACGCGGAAGCGGTCGAGCGGGCGCGGGTGGTGTACCCGTCCGGTCAGTGTGGCGGGTCCCTACCGCCGTGTTGGGTGATGATGCGCGAGTCCCGTGGGGACATCACGGCCCAGAACCCACGGTCCAGCGCCTCCGGGAAGTGGCAGTTCATCGACTCGACGTGGGCCGGATATGCCGGGTATCGGCACGCCTCGCAGGCACCCGAGAAGATCCAAGACGACAAGGCCCGTCTCCTGTGGGCCGGTGGCCGGGGGTGCTCCCACTGGTCCGCGTGCTGATCGCGGCCGGTGACATTCTCTCGGATTGGTGGTTGACGGTGTGTCGGGGTCGTGGTTAGATGCTGGCATGAACAACACCGAGAACCCCACCACCACCCGCCGCCTGATCGTCGTCACCACCCACGATGACGTGTATGAGGATGGCGAGTGCATCGAGAGCGGCTACACCGAGGAGGTCGACGCCGGACCCGCCACCCCCGAGCAGATCGAAGCCTCCGACGCCGCTGGTGACACCGGCTTCTTCCTCATCGACGAGGACGGAGACGTGATCGGCAACGGCGAATGGCACGCCTCGCAGGGTCGCACCGCTTACGTGACGCTGTGACCGCCGAGTACCAGCGCCAGCGCCGAGCGGCCAAGGCCATCGCTGAGGGACGGGAGCCGGGCAAGCCTGGCCCCCCAGTCTCTCGGCCGTGCGGCACTATCGCCGCCTACCGTCGCCACGAGCGTCGGGGTTTCCCGCCGTGTGATGCGTGCAAGGCCGCGCACGCCGAGTACCAGCGCGAGTTGTACCGCCGTCGCAAGGCTAGGGCGACCACCTAGACGCGAAGAGTGGCCCTGCCGCTCGACCTTGCCCTGGGCGGGAGGGCTGGGAGCGACAGGGCCACTACTGACCGGCCACGGGAGAGGGGCCGGTCAGAACGCTTCGGTGATCTCGTACCCGCCGCTACAGACCCGCTTGCCCATCTCGATGCACTCGCCGCGGTGGGCGTAGCCCTCGCCTGATTCGGCCACGATGCGGCCGTTCGCGACGAGTCGCCACCGCCAGCGCTGGGACCGGATCAGGGTCGATGATCGACGCAGGACGATCTGTGCCTCAGACTTCATCGTTGTCTGCCTCTCGTGGCGGGTCTGCCGGGGGCTTCTGGCGGATCTGTTCGGCCACGGCCTCGATCTGGGTGCGCATCTCGTCGATCTGGGTGGCCATGACCCCGTTCTGTGTCGCGGTGTCGCGGGCGACGAGCTCGATCCGGTCGGCCACGTCACGCAACGATGACCCGTCGTTGGTGCGCACCTCGTGTTCGACGGTCATTATGCGGTCGTAGATGGGCTGGGTGTGGCCGTGCAGGACACCGTCCATCCACGCGGCGAGCGGGGCGGCGACAAGGTGTGACCATGCCCACCGGATCGGCCGCGAGATGAGCGGCAGCTTGGCCGCAGCGGCGATCGCCACCAGCGCACCAGCGACGGCTGCGACGGCCAACGACGAGTCGCGCAGGGACTCGACCCAGGGGGACAGGGCGACGATCATTGTCCGGTCCACCATCTGAGCATACCCAACGTGGCGGGTCCGATGATGGGATCATCGTTCGGCCACGGGTCCTGGTTGGTCATCTTCTGTAGGCCGATGATGCGGCGCTTGAAGGCGCGTGTGGCCGCCTGTGAGCGTGGACCGTAGACGCCGTCGACGGTGCCGGGGTCGAGGTCGGGTGCCTTCCACCGGGCGGCGAGGATCTGAAGGCGGATCTGGGCCTCGGCCACATCGTGACCGCCACGGGTCCGGTCGTCGTGGCCAGGGAAGATCACCGACCAGGTATGGACCGGGAGCAGCCGGGACATGAGGAGGTCTGGGGTCCACCCCACCGGGTCGGTGTGTGTCGACTGGTGGTAGGCGAGAGTCACCTCATGGTGTGAGGTGATGCCGCGTTGTCCGGCGAGGATCTGACCGTGGTCGATCCATGTGAGCGGCACGGAGTGGCGGGCGGCGATGTCGCGGACCAGTCCTGCGGCACGGTCCAACATCTGGGTGTGCGGGGTGTCGTGCCACCGGTCGGCAGGTCCGGCGTTCGGATCGCACAACTCGATCCCGATGCTTCCCGTGTTCGGGGGCGCGTGAGCGGCGATACGGTCCTCCGGGACGCACTGGACGATCTCGCCGGGGTCCACGATGTAGTGCGCGGACCCGCGCGCCTTGGGGTTCTGGAACCATGAGGCGTTGCCCCGTGCTCCACCGGCCTTGCAAGCCGATGAGGTGCCGTGGATGACGATGCGCTTGATCGCGGTCTGTCGTCCACCGATCAGCCGGGCGGCGATGTAGGTCATCAGTGGTCCCCGTAGTTGTCCAGGTCGGGGGCTACGGCGATGCCTTGCGCTTCGGCGGCGGGACTGTTAGCGCCGGAGATGCGACCGATGGACATAGCGGCGATGGCGATGATCGGGGCGATGGCCTCCGAGCCAGTGCCGTCGTGGAGCAGCCATGCGGTGGCGACGATGGCGACGATGGCGACGATGGCGAGGACGATGTCACGAGTGCTCATAGCAGGTCTCCTAGTAGGCGGTGATGGTGAGGTCGGTTAGCCCTTGGCGGACAGTGGCGTCCGGGTAGGCGATGTGGGCGTCCAACTCGAAGCCGTGGAGTGTGGAGCCGAGTAGCGAAGGGTCGACGGGGATCGGGTCGTACGGGCCGAAGTAGGGGCCAGCGGTACGGATGATCGCCTGCTGCACGTCGTTGCGGTAGAGCTCCACCCGGCCGGTGTTCGTGGCCGTGAGCCGGAACACGCATTCTTCGCCCTCGACGTGGCCGGTGATCGCGCCGATCCCGATAAGCGGCTGGGAGAGGGAGCCGAACAGCTCGGGTGGGGAACCCATGTAGCCGACGAGCCAGACCGGCGACCCACTGAACCATGATGGCCAGCACCCGAACCCGCCGAGCGGGTTGTCCAGGTCGACATACAGGAGCGCGGTCGCCTCAACGTGAGCGTTCGCGACGCCATGGGTGACGGGGATCTCGGCCCACCCGTGCCAGCGCCACTCGACCTCTACGAGGGGTGACCCGGTGTCGACGTAGGCGCAGCCGATGGAGCGGTACAGGGTGCCGGGCGGTGACGGCGGGTGGACCCACTGATCGACCTGGTAGGTGCCGCCTCTTTGCTGGTCGGCCCAGATACATGCCCAGCCGTCGCGGGCGCCGATCGGCTCGAAGCTCGTCGGCTTGACCGCGGCGGCATCGGTCCACGGGGACGCCAATGCACCGTCGACGGTGAACGCATCGGTGAGCGAGTAGGTGGCTGGTCGGCCCCGCACGTTGGCCTTCATCGGTACGCGATCACCCGCAGCCAGCCCTTGGCCCCGGCGCCACCGGCACCAGAGGGCGTGCCCGGTGACCCGTTGATGCCGGCGCCACCACCACCACCGCCACCAGCGGGGAAGCCACCGGCACCACCGGCGGTACCGGTGGTGCCACCGTTGCCGCCCGAGCCGCCGAACGGGGGGGTAGCGGCGATGCCCGCCGTGCCGTTACCGGACGGTGACGCAGCGCCAGTCCCGGTGCCGCCGACCCCAATGATGGCGGCGTTGGCGTTGGCGGCACTTCGCCACCCACCGCCACCACCTCCGCCAGCCGCACCGGCTTGGCCGAGCACCGTGGACAGCACGGCGATGGTCCAGACGCCGTTCGTGCCGCCGACCCCGACCGGGGCACCACTGGTCTGTGGTGACTGGATCGTCACCTCCGTAGCCGTCCCCTTGTTCCCGGGCGACCCGCCAGCGACCGTCATGTACGCGCCGAACGTGGTCGCGCCGCCCGCTGCCCCGTTGAATCCGTCCGTGGAGTCCGTCGTCTGTAAGCCAGCACCGCCACCGCCAGCACCGATCGTGACCGTCACCGGGAACGTCAGCGACCCGGCCGGGAACACGGCCCGGTTCCACGACCCTGAGTTGCCGCCACACCCACCGAAACGGGCAGTCCCCTCCGCGCCCTTACGGCCAGACCCGCCACCACCACCGCCACCCCATGCGATGACCTCATACATCTTCGCTCCGGCGACAGCCGCATACGACCCCGACGACGTGAAATCGGTGATGACCGGACCCTGCGTGGAGACGGTCGCCAGACCACCGGCCTCCACGATGTCGATCCCGCCACCAGCAGTGAGGGCAGGAAGGGACGCCTCCGAGATCAGCGGCCCGACCTCGGTGCCGGTGTCGTCACGGACGTAGATGCCGTCAGTGCGGGCCACGATGCGCTGGTGGTCGGTCGCAGGATCGGTGGCGAGCGTCGTCTCCGCGAGGTCGACACCACCACCGGGGACCACGATCGCTTCGTCGGCCTGGTAGGTGTCGGGGTCGATGTGGCCGGTGATGATGTTGGCGACGTTCACGGCACCATCGGCGGCCGCGGACGCCTGGGTGCCGATCGCGGTGGACGCCCGGCCCGCAGCCGACGCGCCAGACCCGACAGCGACACCGCCCAGACCCGAGGCGTTCGCATAGTACCCGACGCCAGTGGCGTAATCACCCGCCGCTGAGGTGACAGCGCCGATCGCGGTACCCGCCGCACCCGCCTCAGCCAGGAACCCGTAGGCGGCACCAGCGTTTGGGTCAGCCGACGCCCCCGCACCAATCGTGATGTTGCGGCCCATCTCGTCGGCCAACGTCCACGACCCGAGATCGAGCGACGGCTGCTCACCGGTCGAGGGAGCGTTTGCGACATACATCTGGCCGTCGCCATCGTGGTCGTGGACCACGTCCCCCACCGCATAGGTGGTGGCGTTGTCCCAGTAACCCCGATTGCGCTCGCCGGGCAGCAGGCCGATCGACGCGACCGGCACCGCGTCAACGTCATGAGCGGACGGCATCGGGTGGACGTGATCCTCCCGTGCCGCAGCATCGACCGTACCGGGGGTCGCGGTACCGAGCTCGGCGGGGGTGGCGTCGGAGTAGGTGGCATCAGCGCCATCCGCGCCGGCTGGTCCCGTGGCGCCGGCTGGTCCCGTGGGACCCGCACTCCCTACCACGATATCCACCGACGTAGTGGAGGACGTGGACAGGGTGATCGTCACATCGTTCGGGCCCGGGGTCACCTGCGGACGTGCAGCCGTGACCCGGCCGCCGACCTTGTCGTCACCATCCAGGCGCAACGTCCACGAACGACCGATCGACGAGGTCGCCAGCGCATCCGACCACGTCACCAGCAGGTCGTTGCCGTCAGCCGACAACGCCAGCGCCGATTCATGAGCGGCAACAGCGGACCACCGACCCAGAACCGCCGTCGACAACAACCCAACGAAGCGGATCGACCGGCCCTGATCCGGCACCATCTCCACGTCGAGTCTCGCGATATGCAGGTCACTCGTTGGGTGTGTCATCGGTCCTCCATGTCAGTCCTCACCACAGGACCCAACGTCGATCGGGGTTGCCATGTAGAGAGCTAGGTCTATATAGGCGTCCAGTGTGGCGCAGTCAGACGAGACCGTCAGCACAGAATCGGCCGGCAAATAGAACAGCGCTGAACCCGTACTGCAGGTCGTGTCAGTCGCCGTCACCTCCCACCACAGCGCGTTGCCGTAGCACTGGCCTTCGCCCGGCGCCGACCAGGCTGGTCCGTCGATGCGTATATTTGTGCCCGGCGACGAATGGAGCCGGCCCTGCATGGTCACCAGCCAGATGCCAGCCAGATGCACCGTTACGGCTGCACCCGAGGCGGCCAACCCGTAATCCTCGATATCGCTACTAGCGGGCAGAGAGGATCTCGTAGTGAACGCCCACTCCGTCGAGGAGGCCCCCCATGTGCCCGCCGTACGGGTGATCCGCCCGGACCACGCGACCTTGAGCCCGCCACCGCCGGGAACCCACTGCTGTTGGTCATCTGACCACATGAGTACGTCGGCATCGGCGGGATCATAAGCAGACCCGTCCACGTACTGGACGATGACATCATCGAGATCATCAAGGACCCTGATCCGGGTCCCGGCCTGACGCTCGAGGTCGAGCAGACGCTTCTCGTGCGCGGCTAGCAGTTGACTGATGTCTTGTGGGCGCGGTTCCAGTGGCTTCATGTTGCGATGCTCATGGTCAGGGTCATGCGGTCAGAGGCCGGGTCGATCGAACGAGCCGACACGTCCCACGCCCCAGCATCAGCCAATCCTGCCACCGTGGCGTCGACAAGCAGACGGTCCGAAACTTGGATCGTGTCGATCATCTCTACCGCCCCCTCGTGTGTGGTCACACTCAATGATTGCACCCGGCCCAGGGATGCGCCGAGATGGGACCTACCCACACCATCTAGTTCAGCTACAGGGGTCCCGGTGGGTGCCCGGACCACCTCGTCTATGCGCAGTCCGTCCCATCCGCCGGCGTCGACAGACACAGAGAACCCGCCGTCACCGATCACCCACGCCACGGTACGTGCAGTCGCCCCGTCGTCAGTACCAGACGAGGACGACACCTTGTCTGGGTCGAGGGTGATGGCGTGGAGTCCGTTGCGTGCCGTCGCGGGAGTCCAGATGCGGATGGTGCGGGTGGTCGGGGTGATGAGCAGGGACCAGTCAATCGGGAACTCGATGCGACGCAGTACGTCCAGAGCCTCCCACGCATAGACCCCATCCCACGCGCCCACCTCGTCGTCGATCTCTATACCGCTATCCGACCCCATCACCGAGAAGTTGAGGTCGACGAGTGCGCCTGTTACGAGCTGACGGGCCAGCCTGCCGGTGTCGGTCTGCGGAATGTCCTCGGGTGCGAAGATGCCCGCGGCTTCGGTGCGGCGAGGAATGCGGTAGGGGCGCACGTGGACGTTGTCGACGTTGAGGTCCCCATCGATGCCGTGGATCTTCCAGAACAAGGTCCACGGTCCATCGGTTGCGAGGGTGACGGTCCCAGCCAGCGTCACCCACTGGTCGCGAGGTGTGGACCCCGTGACGTAGCCGTAGGCGTACACGTCACGGCCACCACCCACCCCGGTGTAGGCCATTGCTCCAACCTCTAGGCCGGACTCGGGACCGACGCCCACGAATGTGGCATTGTCGACCCGCACCCGTGCTGACACGGCATACGTGCCAGCACGGTCCACGGTCGTCTGCTGCGTGATGTGGCTCGATAGGGACGTTAACTTCGCTGACTGGGTGCCAGTGTCGAACACGGTGGCGTCCACGGTGGCGTTGTTCTTCGACCACCGGGTGAGACCGACCTCGAAACCGCCGTTCCGGACCAAGTCCTCAAGCGCGTCCTGGGTGCAGAGCCGTCGGGTCAGCCACCACGACAGGTCAACCAGCGCCACACTCACCATCGAATCGGCGGCACCCCATTGGCGCTGGACGGGGACACCCCAGAACATCAGCTTCTCGTCCCGGTATACCTGGACCTCCGAGGTGATGATCGGTGCATCATCGACGTGGGCCCACGGGATGCCGAGCGACATGGTGGACGCCTCACCCCTGCGCTCCACTAGGGCACCCCAGGAGGTCACAGGCAGGGCTGAGACCATCGCCCCGTACTGGTCGACCACGAACGCCTGCCAGCCCGCACCAGGGACGCCTAGCCCAGCCGGGATACCAAACGTCGGGGACGATGCCTCAACGGTGACCTCGGGGCGCGTTGGCGCCCAGGTGGCCGTCACCTACTCACCGACCCGCATGATCCACCCACCGGAGAACGTGACCGTGAACGGGTTGGTCCCGTCCCACACGTCGACCGTCGGTGAGGCCCCCATATAGCAGACCAGTAGGGAGTCGGTGTCATCGGTGACGTGCTCGTAAATGAGCATGCCTGCCGTCTCATCACCTGCACCCGTGCCGATCAGACCCCAGTCGATCGAGGACGCCGGGAGCTGCCACCACGGCGTCGAGAACGTGGGAGTAGACAGGGTCAAGACGGCACGGCCCTGCAGCCAGCCGCCCTCCACCCCACCCGCCGACATGGCGTCATCGACGAACACGTCGGTCCGATCGAACGCGTACGTAGAGGTCTTGTCCAACAGCAGCGCCCGGAGATCTCGGCTAGCCCACGTCGACACGTTGAGGCGTTCGAGCTCGGCCTTGTAGATCATGACGACTCCTCGTAGACCTCAGGGTCCAGCACCCGGAACATGCACAGCACGGGGATGATCCCGACCTTCACCGCCTGAGTGACCGACGCGGTCAAACCGCGGGGACGACCCACCAGGTACTCGTGGACGCCGGCCACCTGGCGATGAAGCTCCAGGTCGGTGCGCCCAGACGCCCGCCATTCGGCCCGCAATGCCCGGAGCGCCGCACGAGCGTCAGCCTCGGTGCCCTCGTCGATGATCGCCGAGAGTGCCACTACCCGGGCCCCGTCGGTGTCTGAGCCACCCGATGCGCCGGCGGCGAGGTCGTTGTCTGTGTCGTGGTCCAGCACCACGGCGTCATCCCACCCCGTCACACCCTCCCCGCCGAGAAGCAGGGAGGATGACAACCCGATGACGGTCCCCGTGTCGAGCTGGTACTGATCGTCACCGACCACGCCATCACCTGCCGCCATCAGATCACCCCTCGTGCAGCGAACGACCAAGCCATCTGCGCCGAGATCAGCGGCGCCAGCTCGGCGGGGTTCGTAACCCCCCGGTTGTCGAAGTGATTCTCGATCTTCGCTCCACCAACCCCCGCCGGGATCACGGTCTCACCAGCCTGTAGGAGCGCCATGACCTCTTGGCCTGGACGACCAGGCACGACGCCGCCACTGTGGAATGTCGGAATGTCGGGAACGTCGAAACCCTTGCCGCCGATACCTGGCAGCCAGTCAGGCGTCTTGAACGAGAGGCTGCCAACCGTCTTGTTCCACAGGTTGGCGATCGCGTTGAATGCCGCCTTGAACGGTGCCACGAACGCGTCCGTGATCCCCTTCGCTAGACCCACGATATTGCCGGGGAGATCCTTGAAGAAGCCGACTACGTCGTTGATGCGGTCGCCAACGAACTTGGACAGGCCCTCCCAGATGCCCTTCCACGCCGAACCGATGATCTCGAGCGCCGCACCGATAACGAGTCGGACCGCTTCGAGCGCAGTCTTGACGATGCCTTGAAGCGCATTCCAGACACCGGAGAACACATGCTTGATGCCTTCCCACACACCCTGCCAGTCACCGTGGATCAAGGACGTGACTGTCTGGATGACACCCCGCACGATCTCCAACGCGCCCTTTACGATCTGCTGAATCGGCCCCCACGCCCGCTGCACCGCCGACAAGATGTTGTCACCGAAGTTGTTCCACAGCGTCATGATCACATCGACAGCACCACTAATGACCGTCTGAACGGTGGTGATGGCCGCCGTGATGATCGACTGAATGGCAGGCCAGTTGGCCGACACCCAATCACTGATCGCACCGAACGCCCCGAGAACCCGGTCAGCAATAGCTGACGCGGTCGCCATGATCTGTGGTCCGTTCGCAGCCCACCAATCCGAGATCGCCTGCAACCCGGCCTTGAACTTCGGTATCGCCTGGTCGATCAGCGGCACCAATTTGTCAAACAGGTTGGACAGCACTGGCAGCAGCGCATTGATGGCAGGCAGCAGCGCCTGGCCAATCTTCACCTTCAAGTCCTCAGTGCGGGCCGCAAAGATACGCTGCTGGTTCGCCAACCCACCAGAAGTCCTGGCGAAGTCGCCCTGCGCATTCTTGCTGCGCTCCATGATGAGCGCATACGCAGCCTGCGCCTTAGCGGCCGGGGTCAACACCGCCTTACCGTCACCGATGCCGAGAGCAAACGCCTTCGCCTTCAGCGAAGCGTCATCCAACGCGATGCCGTACTTTTTCAGCGGCTCGGTCTCACCCGTCAGGCCAGACTGGAGCGCCTGCAGCGCCTCCTCGGGTGACGTGTTGTTGAACGAGGCGAGGTCGGATGCCAGCCCGACCAGCGACTTCGACATCTCGGCCGACTTGTCCTTCGTCAACCCAAAGGAGGTCAGCAGGTTGCCGTAAGTGCCGGCAGCTTCGAGGGCTTGGCCCGACGACTGGCCAAACGCTGTGGCCGCCGTACTGGCCCACTTCTCGATCGACGCTTGCTCTTTCGGGCCGAACACGGCTCCGATCTTCGATAGCGACTCGTTGTAATCCGAGGCTGCACCGATAGCAGCCTTCGCACCCAGAGCGCCAGCCCCGAAGGCCGCGCCCAGGCCGATGCCAACGACCTTGAGGGTTTTCTTGAACGAGTCACCGGCACCCTTAGCGGCACGACTGAACGCTGACTCGGTGCGCTTGGCGGCAGCATCGCCGGCCCCGCCGAGCTCGGATTCGATCTTGCCCTTGATGCCACGGGCCGACGGGACCAGGGAGATATACGCGGTGGCTAGTTCGGTTGCCATCACTCAACCTCCTTGCGTCGTTCAGCGTCCCGAAGGTGAAAGTCCAAGAGACGTTCCACGTTTACCTTTGGCTTCACGGACCACGGTGTCTGGATCGGCTTAGGGGCCTGCCCCCGCTTCTTCGGGTCTGCCCTCTGCCACAGCGACAGCTCCAAGGCGTGGATGACCTTCACAAGCAGCTGCTCGTTCAGTGTCCACGAGGCGCGCTCACCGAGCCGCGACCGGGTCAGAGCACAACCCTCCGGCAACTGTTCGATGAGCACCCTGAGGCGACACCACGGAAGACGTGGGCCAGTCAACTCCGACCACACATCAAGCCCGTAGTACCGCAGGAGGTCGGCCTCGATGGCCCCCCCGTGCTCCGTCAGGAGGTCGAGGAGGCCCCGGATTCCCCCGGCTCCACCCCCTGGGCCTGCTTCTGCGCTTCGATCGCCTCAGACAGGATCAGGCCAACGAGCATCGCCGTACCCCCAGCCTCCGCGAAACCCGGGTAGTCATCAAGCAGAATCGACGCCTGCTCAACCTCGTCATCGGAAGCAACGAACCGCTTGAACTCGTCGTCCGACAGCAACTCCGGCGGACGAATCTTGAACGTCCTCCCGCCGGCTTCAACAGGGATCGTGCCTTCCTCTTCGATCTTGTCCTTGAAGTCGGACAGGTTCACAGGGGCATGCTTGTAACGCTTCGACATGAGCGGGCTTCTTTCTGTTAGGTGAGCGGGCGAAATGACAGGCCGGGACGCCGCCCGCTCAGGATGCGTCCCGGCCTGAACCTTACGCCGACAGGCGGGCCGGATCGTCGGTGATGTCCTTGTACAGGACGCCATTCACCGGGTAGATCGTGATGGTCAGCTCGTAGCCGGTCATCTCCGAATCCGACAGCGACACATCTCCGACCTCGGTGACCTCACCACGCGGGATGTAGCGGCGCTTCGTCACGTCCCCATCAGTCAACACGAGCACGAACGACCTCGGATCCGACCCCGACGGGGTACTCACCACGGTGGTGGCAACCGTTCCGGTGTCGCTGGTGACCGACCCGGGCTCGACCAGACCGAGCACAACCAGGTTGTCCTCGAGGGCGGTGACGGTGATGGACCGCTTGTACTTGCTGCGAGTGGTTCGCACCAGGATTCCCCCCCACGCGTAGTGGTCGGTGCTGTCCTGGTCGCGGGTTTCGGATGCGCCGTCCTCGCCAAGAAGGCCGAGGGCCTTGAATCCGGCGTCGAGCGGCGAAGCGATGTTGGTGGGCGCAGTCGTGGAGGTGGCACCGACGTACACGTCAGCCCCCGACCAGATGCGCGGGTTCTCGATGTCTCCGGCCATTGATCGGCCTCCTTTGGGTAGTGGGTGGCGCAAGCGCGCCGATGCTGGAGCGACATGCCCCAGGGCTTACGCCGACAGTGGTGACGGACCGCCACGGGTTGCGACGGAAAACGACTGACGGTAACGCGGTTGGCCGCTCAGGTCATCGGGCAGCCAACCGGGACCCGAGATCTCTTGGACACGTACGATGGTCACACCATCAACGACCGTCCCAGCGGCAGCGACAAGCCGAGCTCGGGCCAGTTGGGCGAGATCGTGGGCGATGTCATCGGACTCAGCCCATGAGTCGACCGTAACCTGTGCGTTGTCTGCCACGAGATTCATGCGGGGGCCACCCGTGCGGGTCACGGTGACGAACCGTTGAGGCCGGGCAGGGGGGATCCGATGCGAGACCGGCACCCCAAGTTCGGTGAGGACAGTGCGACACAGGCTGGTCGCATCAGCGAAATAGACCGGGGGGTTCATCGGCCGGCGTCCAGTGCTGACGTGAGCGCCATACGCTCTGCTTCGGCTTTGCGGGCCTCAGCAGTCCCGGTGATGATCGACACTCGTTGACGGCCACGGCCTTTGCGACGTGACATCTCCACGCCTGGGCCTGCTGCCGCAGCGATACGACGGCCCCGGTCAGTAAGGTCCTCTCCCACCTCAGCAGAGGCAAGCAGCGCCGCAACCCCTTTACGGTTCAGCTTCACCTGCACGGTCATCCGATCACCCGCTTCACGCGCACTACCAAACCGGGTTCCCGGCCCGTGTACGGCGACACCCACACTGCAGGGGGGCCGATCACTTCGAACGTCCCGCCCCTCACCACAACCCGATCAGTGGCAGTGATGTCGGCATCCGGAGAGCAGTACAAGTCGAAGTCCGCCACCTCTCCTGTGGTGCGGTTGATCGGATCCTCGTCCTGGCCGGCGGGAGCCACAGCAACATGGGTCACGTCGTGAGTGGTGACCGTGGTGGACCGCACCGTGTCGCCGTAGCGGTTCGTCGTCGTCGTTGGGCGTTGGACCGTGACGGTCTCCCCGAAGATCAAACCACCCATGGGGTCGACCTGATCAGGCGGGGTCCGGCACCGGTGCGGTAACGGTCCAGCACAGCGGTCTCTGCTGGAAGGAACCCGAGGCCACCAGCGGAACCAGCCGCACCGAACGACACACTGAACGGGCCCGTCGACTCCTGCGTAACCGCTGAAGCGTCCAGCGACACACCGAGGGCACGGCCCACCATCTGAGCAGTGACAGCGACAATGTCGTCAGGGACCGGATCCCATCCCTGCATGTAGGTGACGGTCAACAGCCCTTCCCACACCGCCGACCACTTGCGAAGCCCGACGCGGTCCACGTCGACCGTCACCGAATCAGCATCCACGGCGGACACATTCGACGGTGACCTACCGGGGAGCTCGAAACATCCGCAGCCATCAGACCAGATCTCGATGGTAACCTGTCCCCGGCTGATGGTCTGACCGGTGTAGCCACGAACTGCGGCCGACGCATCCAGCAGCAGCACGTCAACACGCGGGGACTCGTCGTCTGTCAGTGACCGGCCGAGGCGGTTCTCAACGTCAGTGGAGGTAGCAAGCGTCTCCAATGTTTCCTCCTCAACTTCCAGCCCACGAATGCGCCCACCGGTGAGCCCCGAACACGTACGGGACCGCCTCGAACGACTCTCCGGCCCGGTGCGGTTCGCTGTAGTGGTAAGGGGCGAACGAGTGCGGAGGGAGCAACAAGAAATCGTTGCGCCCTGGCAGAACAGTAGTTGTCACGCCCGGCCCTGTCGACCAGGACCCGGGTCCCGTACGCCAGTCGGTGGACGTGGACCGTAGACGCTCCAACGCCAAGGCTAGGCATTCCCCAATCGCTGGGTGCCTTGATCGTGCACCAAGCACGAAGTCCGGTACCACCGTTTCGTCCTCCCACAGACCGAATCCGCTACAAGACAGCAGCGGATCCAGAGGACGGAACACCTCGAGGTCAGAATCCAAGTAGATCCCTCCGTGCGTCCACAGGGCCTCAAGGCGCACCAGCCCCGCCAGTTGCGCACCAGAGCGGCACAAGGGCCAGGAGGGGGCTGTGAGAGGGAACAAGGCAGTGTCGAGAGGGTCCCGGTAGGTGATGTGACGCCAATCCGGGTGCAAGGTGCGGGCCTTGTCCCACAGTTCCTCAGCATGCGCGGGCGACACAGAAGGCACGGTGCGGACAAGGATGTGAGGGATCACGACCGCAACTCATCCAACAACGCCTGCATCTTCGGACGGTCATACGCGGCGTCTGCGTAACGGCGCATGCGATCCGGCCACACATCATCGTGGGTGTGAGCAGCCGGCGGATGCCACAGATGCCACACAGGCCCCAGGACACGGTTCATGCCCCCACCGAACGTTTGCATCGTGAGACTGATGGCGATGTCCTCACCACCCCACCCCACGAACCCCTCATCGGCACCACCGACCTCACGCCACAACGACAACGGGATCGCCACCATCGACGAGCAGGTGTTCGTCATGGAGAACTCCACGCCGGTCTCCCAGATCCCATCGAACCCGGACATCACCCGATCCGACATATCACGGCTCAGATAGTAGAAGCGGTCGTAGGCGAACGTGATCTGTCCTGAACGGTGAGCGAGAGCCACAGCCTCACCCAACTGGTCACGACCAACGAACGAATCCGAATCGGCAATGACAATCACATCCACGTCACCGGCCTCGGCCACCGCCGAGTTGATCGCCGCGGACCGGTTGAACGGCCCCTCGTCGTGGTGTCCTTCGATCACCGGCCAAGACGGGTGTTCTGTCTCCATGCGGGCCTTCACCCACTGCCAAAGCTCATCCCGTCGTCCACCATCGGAACGCCGAGGCACCACAAACGCGACCTTCACACCGCCTCCAATGCCGACGCGAACACCTCTAGCTGGTGACGGGCGTCGAATGCTTCGGCGTGCGCTTTGGCTTTCACCGACGCCGCCGCCCATTCGTCGTGACCCAGAAGGCGACGGATCTCACGTTCCCACCGTTCAGGCTTGTTGCGGTCGCAGAACACTCCGGCACCCCCCAACGATTCGGCCAAACCAGGGGTTGGGTGTGCGATCACAGGGATCCCCGACACCATAGCTTCCAGACCAACCCTGCCCCACGTTTCGGCCTCCGACGGCATCAACAAGATCCCGGTCTGACACCAAATCCTTCGCATGTCACTGGTGGTGGGGATGATCGTCACGTTCTTCGCTTTGTCCGAGAGCTGGTTGCCGTAGCCTCCGACGACACCGGTGAACTGCACATCAGGCATCGACGCAGCGAGATGCCAGAACAGTGCGCCACCCTTCGGTTTCGACAAGTTGACCAACGTCACCCGTCGGCCTGGGGTGGTGCGGTGCGCTGCGTGGTCCAGGGGTGGGTGTGCCACGATCGACGGGCAGTCATGGTTGATGGCGTCACGAAGCGTCTGCGAATTGAACACGGCCAGTGCACACGGGTGAGCAGCCAATTTGTCTGCAGCGTCAGCAGAAAACCCGTGCACCATGCGAACCATTGGGATACCCCGATGTGCCGCCTCTTCTGCGGCCTGACCGTTGTCCCCGAGGTGGGACACCATCACGTCACACCCCGCCAACACCGTGTCGGCGTCAGCGGTGCGGGCGTGAACAGTGACCCCCTCAAAGGTGTACCCCCGAACACCCAGGTACGCCACAGCGGTCACAGAGTGGCCCCGAGTAACAAGGTGACGGAGGAACTCGTGCGTGGTCAGCCACGCCCCCACCAGCGAATCAGGCGGGTAGAAGGGCGTGACTGCCACGACACGGAGCGGGCGTGCCACGACTCAGGACGAGGTCGTGGGCGTGTTGTTGGTGTTGGTGAGCTTCACGAACGCCTCCGGGTCAGCGACCGCGAAGGCGTACTCGGCTTCGGCTCGGATCAACACCAGGTTGTTCTCGAAGGCGCTGACCAACGAACCGTTGATGGTCACCGACGCATCGGTCGACATGGTGTAGCTGATGCCACCCACGACGCCCCACGCAGCCTGCGACCAGTCGCCGCCGTAGCCGACGACCGAGGTCTGGTTGACGGTGGCGACACCCTCACCCATGAACGACGGGCGACCGAGCAGCGCACCCTGACGGGCAGCGGTCGTCCCATCGAAGGGACGCTCGATGAACACCGGCTCACCGGTGGTCGAGGTCTGACCGAGGATCACCGGCTCGACCACATCGTCCAGAGCCCAACCGGACACCCGGTAACGACGGCCCGACGCATCCGCGTCCGACACGACCTTGCCGAGAGCAGCGACGAAGTCACCGTAGATCCCGCCGTTGGCCTGCGACGTGGCCCCCAGCTCCTGGGTCTTGGTGGACTGATCGATGTAGGTGGAGAACGGACCCGAACCAGCGGTCCCGTCCGGGCCGGCGTCGTGAAGCGCCGCGTAGTCGAACGCGATCGCGAACGACTCCGACAGGGCGTTACGCATAGTGTCCATGTAGCTGCCCGGATTCGCCCGGACCACCTCGGAGGACACCACGAGAATCGCGGCCAGCTTCTTCGGGACCAACGTCTTCAGGGTCATCGACCCCGACGTGGCCGGCTTGGTGGCTCCCTCATCGACCCACCCGGCCACCGGACGACCGGAGACGAACGGGACCGACACGCCGTTGCCCCCCAAAGGGACCTGACGGGTGAGGGACTGGACAACCGAATTACGAGCAGCACGCTCGAAGATCGGCGCGGCGATGGTCGCCGGGATGAACCCCGAGAAATCCGAGGTCTTGGTAGCTGCGGTAACAGCCATGGTGCCTCCTATGGCACTCAGGGCTCGACGATCAGGCGATGCCGAGCTTGGACTTGAGGTCGTTCAGGAGAGGATCCGAATCCAACGGTTGGCCGGACATCCCTGAACGTGTGCCTTGACCGAGATCCACCTTCGGTGGGGTCTGCGGGTCGGGCGGGGTGAACGTCGCGAGAAGATCGGCGGCGTCAGCCTCCAACTCCTCACGGGTGGAACCGACGAGACGCTTCGCCTGCGCAGGAGTCAATCCCGCTGCGGCCGCGACCTCGACACGGAGAGCCCGCTGCTCAGCATCAGCGGCGGCACGTTCGGCCGCAGCGATCCTCTCAGCGAACCGTTCCGCTTCCGACTTGGACGCGTTCTCGATCTCGTCGAGACGTGCGGCCTTCTCCTCGGCTTCCTTCAGCCGCTTACGGAGTGCAGCGGCTTCGCTGTTGGCCTTGGTGATCTTGGCCTTGGCGCGGTCGGCGTCGAAGTCCTCAACGGGAGCCTCCGGGGCGTCCGTCTCGGTGGTGGTATCGGTTTCCATGTTCAGGCCCTCCTGGGGCTGTTGGTGACCCCCACCACCAGGGTGGGGAGAACTGTTAGGCGTCGAGGAGGCGCAGCCGTTCAGCGGCGCGCTCAGCCCTCGTCTCCCATTCCTGTTCGCGGACACTCAGGCGCTCCCTGCGCTTACGGTCCGGTTCGGTTACCTGTGCGGCTTTCGCTTCAGCCTGACGGCGTTCTGCGGTGGCCTGAGCGTCTCTGAGGCTGCGTATCTGTTTGCGGTTGTCCCACGCGTTCTTGGCGTTGGCGTCCCATCCGCGTTCTGAACGGACCTTGTCGTTGTGGGCGGCACCGTACGACTCCGGAACAGCGGTGCAATCGCAGTGGTCGTGACCGAACGACGCTTGAGGACCGAAGTCGAACACGACCCCAGACAGACTCATGCACCAGTCACACGACTTCCCTGAGACACGCCGCACCCACTTGGTGCGTTCAGGCATCGCCTCACCGATAGCCTGCCTCGACGACGAAAAAGCAGTGTTCGATGCGAGAGCATCCATCGCTGCACGCCCGAAAGCCACAGCGTCAGCCAACGAGTCACCAGCGAGCAGCCGTGCACCGATGGCATCGAACGGATCGTAGATTCTCGCGGCCGCGTCAGCAGCGATCAGAGGCGAAGGCGAAGCAGGTCGGACACCGAGACCGGCCGCGTACCCGGATGAAGCAGAGACCGCCGCTTGAGCGGACCCCAGGACAACCGGTTTGGCTTTCGCGTGAAACAGGTCAGCGTCGTCCATAGTGTGCGTGTCGAACGAGTCCCACAGTGAGAGAAGGATACGACGATTCTGAGAGGCGAGACGGGCGACAGTCGACGCGTAGCGGTCCGTGAGGACCACAGCCGAACTCATGAACCAGCCGGCGGCAACAACAGGACGTCATTCGCTCGTTGCGCCGCCATGCGAGCCACCTGCTGCGGAGTGAACTGGAAGAACTCAGCCATCACCGTCTCCCACGGAACCCCAGCAGCACCAGCCTGCGTAGCTGCAGACGACCTCTCCGCCAGCGAGAACCGCTCAGGCGGAGCCCAAATGACCTCCATGTCCCGCCGCGACCCACGCTCAACGTCGCCAGCAAACTGGAACGCCAACGCCATCGTCTGCTCGATCGGATCCGAGGTTTCATCGTTGCGATCCTGCGTTTTGAACACGAGGCTTTCACGCTGCAGGCTGGCACCCTCTGCGGACCCATTCGCGGCATCCGGGAACATGTAGAACAGTGGGGTGCTGGTCGTGGCAAGGATGTCACGCACGTCGGCCTTCACCGATTCGAGCAGCGGAGTCAGGTCAACTCCCCCAGACTCCCATAGGTCGACACCCGCTGGCAGAGACCAAACAGCCCCCGGGTCAGCAGTGAAGATCGACCCCCAATCGATGGCGTCACCTGTCGCGTCTGTCTCCGGCAGGTTGCCCTTCACGGCCCGCTGGCGGAACGCCTGCATCACAGCCACTGTCATCCGCTGCAACAGCATCAGATTCACACGGTCGAGGCTGTCTATAACGTCCTCGAACTCACCCAACGACCGACCGAACAGATCCACTCGGTTCCCGAAATGCACCACCGGCACAACCTGCAACGGCAGCGACTGACCGTCATCCACCCACGACCAATCCGACACCGGCCACAACACCCCGTCAGGGATTTCCGCATGACGCAGCCGGTACACCACACCAGGCAGATACAGGTACGCGTGAAGCTCCGCAGTCCACTCGTCCTTGAACACCTTCAACCCGACACGGGCACGGCGACGGTTCCCCGGCTCTGACGCCGTGATCACCTGGCGGGGATCCTCAGCCGAGATCGTCGGAATCCCATCATCACTTGGCGGACCCACGATCGTGTAAGCGTCACCCATCGACAGCTTGGCCCGATTCAGAACCTTCCACTCTGCGTCGAAATCGTTGCCCTGCCAGATCCCCCACGCCGCATCATCGCCGTACTCGTCGCCGTCCGCTCCGGTACGGAACCCCAACGGGACCTGACGGTGTCGCACAGCCTCAACGATCACCGACGCCAAGTTCAGGCGCGCCTTTCGTTGGAACTTGCGGAACACGTCTTTGCAGTTCTCGGGACCCCACGGCAACGGCGGATCCCCCCGATAGTAGGCGTCCAACACGTCATAACTGCGGCGTCGAGCCACCAGCTCGGGCAACAACTTCTGGAACCACCAGCCTGGTGACTCCACGGGAGACTGCGGGTCAACCAGCACAGGCACTCCCCCTCACCTCAACCGCCTCGGCATCCCAACAGGGGCCGACGCTTGACGGGCCAACACGAACACCCCAGCCACCACACCGAGCAACGGAGACACATCGGTCTCGCCCTTCGGTTCCCACACCTTCGTTTCGCCACGCTTGCGTTCACGAGCTCCACGGATCGCCACCTCGAGCAGCGGCTGCCCGTCATGACAGACGGTGCCATCAGCGACCTTGTCAGCAAACAGGCCGCATGCAGACCCGAAATCTGTTGGCGACAATAGCACCGGCTCCACACCGGCTGTGGATAACCCTGGGGATAGTGCTGCTGCAGGAGAACCGGCACGGATCACAACGGCACGAGGACGCCACTTCGCCACCAACTTCACCACCCGCGGCACCAGCCACGAAGCCCCCCGATTCGACTCCACCAACTGGACATGGGTGGCCCCATCATGTCTGGCACCCGCCAACATCACCGACCCCCACTTGCGGTCAGGCGAAACCTCCACCACGAACACCACCGGATCAGGACGGGCCGGCTCAACATCGACCAGCTCAGCCCACCGATCCAACGACACCACCGACACGGCCGCGTCATCATCCCAGATGCCGAGCCCTTCACGACGGAAATCCTCCTCACCCAACAGGCGAAGAAGCCGAGTGATCCGTTTCGCTGGGGTCCGCTTCGGGTAGGACGGGTTCGCAGTCGCCCACGCCTCAGGGTCGTTCACCTCTGCGTCAGGGTCCGCTGCGAACTCAACCCACAACGTGCCCTCAGCCTCACCAGACAACGCCTCAGCCCGCAACCGACGAAACACCTCACCAGGGTCAGACGGCTTCGGTGGAGTCCCAAGCATGATGATCTGCGGGTTCACCGCCTGGTTCTGCGTCGGTGCCATGTCGGCCATCGCTGCTTCGGTGAGGATCTGGGCCTCATCCAAGATGATGCGCTTCACCTTCGTGAAGCCACGGATGGCCCCACGCTCACGCGCCTTGAACAGGATTCGGGAACCGTTGCGGAACGGGATGCACTCGTTCCCGGCCGCAGTGGTGATCGCACCGAAGTCGATGTGGGCTGCCATAGCCGGCAGACGAGCCAGGCCCCGCAACTCATTGAACGACTCGCGGGACACCGGGAACCGGTGCGCCGTCCACACCGTTGTCGTATGAGGGTTGATGATCGAATCCGCGAACACCAACGCACCCACGTCATAGGTTTTGCCGGCCTGACGACAAATCGACATGGCGACCGTGTCAGCCGCGTAATCACCGTCACTACCCCGAGCCTCGATCAACCTGTTCAGCTCACACTGCCAACCATCGAACTCGATGCCCAACGCCGAACACGTCGCCTCCACCGCCGGGAACGAAGTCGACACGATGCCGTCAGGGATGACGACATGCCGTGCCTCAGGAAGGATCGAACGGAGCGTCAGGGACGACGACGGCATGAGCAACCTCTACACCCTCAGCAGACTCAAACTCCTCGAGATCATGAGCGATCTGCACCAGCCGCAACGACAACGACGCCAAATCCCGCGGCGGCACCCCCTCATCGATCCGCGCAGCGATCTCATCACGCAACGCCACCAGAAGCTCCCTACGAGACCCAGACGAAGCCGCCCCAGCCATCACCTTCGAACCACTCTCACCGCCACCAGCAATAGAACGCAACGCCTTCGGAGCCACCAGCCAACCTCCAAAATCTAAAGTGGAATCGAGTTGTGTGTAGAAACGGCCCA